CGCTCAGGGAGGAGACCGCGATAAATCTCAGTTTCTTGTCTCGTGCGTCGCAACCGCGGATGCTGTTGCTGTATGTTGGTTGCGTTGTGAACGGGTATCGACATGGGCGGTAAAGGTTCAGGAAAGCGACCCAAGCCTGTCGAACAGAAACGTAGGTTGGGGAATCCTGGGAAGCGGAAGCTTCCGCCCCCGGTCGCAGAGGTTCACGTTCTGCCGTTCAGGGAAGTCCCCGAACCACATCGACCGATCGCGACTGCGTTTGGACGCAGGATGTGGGATGCGGTTTGGACTGCTGGCGCAGCATGGCTGAAGCCAAACATGGATGCCGAGATCGTGCTGATGGCGTGCGAGGCGATCGACGAGCGCGTGCAGTTGCGTAATCAGGTTATGCTGAATCCGAACGCTTGGCGTGAACGAAGGGGATTGCGCGAGTTGGACAAGCAGATATCTTCGCTGCTCGGTCAGATCGGTTTCTCCCCTACGGATCGTGCCAACTTAGGGATGGGAGAAACGAAGCACCATGAGTTCCACGAAATCCGCGCCAGGATCCAAGCCAAGAGGAACAGCACCTCGGGCTGAGTGGTCGCCCTCGTTCTTCACCGAACGTAGGTATCCGACTACCGATGGTGACGAGATCATCCAGTTCGCGGAGGCTCACTTCCGTGTTCTGAAGGGATTCCGTGCTGGGGAACCGCTCGTCTTCACGGATTGGCAGAAATGGCTTCTGCGTTGCCTGTACGAACGGAACGAGGAGGGACGGCTCCGTTACCGTCGCGCCCTGATCGGGCTGCCCCGTAAGAACGGCAAGTCGCTGATGGGTTCTGCGATCGCGGTGTATTCCATGATCGCTGGCGAACCGGGCGCGGAGGTCTATGCGGTGGCTGGCGACAGGCAGCAGGCACGCATCATCTTCAACGAGGCGAAGCAGCAGGTTCAGAACTCGCCGATGCTGTCCGAGATCACGAAGGTGTATCGGGACGCGCTGGAAATCCCGACGTTCGGTTCCGTGTTCCGTGTGCTGTCGTCGGAGTTTAGGTCGCAGGCAGGTCTCAACCCATCGACGGTTCTGTTTGACGAGTTGTGGAATCAGGCGAACGGAGAACTGTACGACCAGATGACGCTCGGCTCTGGTGCGCGACTAGAACCACAGATCATCTCCATTACGACGGCAGGTTACGACCGCGACTCGCTCGCTGGCGGTCTGTACGACTACGGAAAGTCCTGTGCAGCCGGGGAAGTGGATGACGAGTCATTCGGCTTCTGGTGGTGGGAAGGGAAACCCGACTGCGACATCAACGACCGCAAGCAATGGGCGAAGGCGAACCCGAACCTGCCCGAAGGTCTGATGGATCCCGAGGACATGGCGACCGCAACGAAACAGACAACCGAATCTGCTTTCCGTCGATGGCGACTGAACCAATGGGTACGCACGCAGGAATCGTGGTTGCCCGTTGGTACTTGGGAACGGTGCGTGTCGGATCGCGAACTTGACGAGACGTTACCCGTCTGGGTAGGGATCGACATGGCGCTAAAGCACGACAGCATCGCGGTCGTCATGGCACAACCGCAAGGGGAGACGGTAGTTGTCCGGGCGCAGATCTGGTTCCCGAAGGACGAAGGCATTGACGTTGCTGAGATTGAGACATATCTGCGCACCCTGCACCGTGGCTACGAAGTTCGCGAGTTCGCGTTCGACCCTGCCTACTTTCAGCGTTCAGCGGAGGTTCTCTCCGATGACGGGCTGCCGATGGTGGAGTTCCCACAGACCGGGGCGCGAATGATCCCTGCCTGCGGTCAGGCGTACGAGTTGATCGTTCAGGGCAAGGTCGCGCACAACGGCTCGCCAACCTTCACGGATCAGGTTCTCAGTGCAGCGCAACGCATGACGGACAACGGCTGGCGACTGTCCAAGGGTAAGAGCAAGCGGAAGATCGACGCTTGTATCGCGCTCGTGATGGCGTTAGACCGTGCTACTCGTAGGCAAGACCCTGACACTTCTCCTAGTGTGGTGAACGTATGGGACTGAAAGAACGGGTAGCAGGAGTGCGTAGCAGGTTCTCTCGCGGCATCATCACAACGAGTTGCGAGTTGTTGGGAGTTGTGTTGGTGGTGGTCGGGATAGGATCTCTGGCTTTGTCGGCTGGTATCATTGCAGCCGGCATCTCCCTTATCGCGATCGGGTACTTCTTGGCATGAGCATCTTCAGACGTGAAACCCGTGCGCTGCCAGAGAACATCGACCCTTACCAGATAACGGCTCGCCCCTACTTCCCGAACTATTCGGGTGAGATCGTTTCGGAGACTACCGCTTTCGCACACTCTGCGCTGATGGCTGCGGTCACCCTGCTCGCCGACGCTATCTCCGTGATGCCGTTGGAACTGTTGGAAGAGCGCGGTGGTCGCGAAGTGAAACTCCCTACTCCGTCCGTGCTGTACAAGCCGAACGAGAAGCAGACGATGTTTGAGTTCATTCATCAGACGGTGCTCATGATGGCTCTCCACGGAACTGCCTACATCTACGCTCCGCGCATCCCCGGCGAACTACCTCCGGAAATGATCAACATTCACCCGAATCAGGTGAAGGGTGCAACCGACGTGGAGGACGGCACGCTGATCTACGAGATCGGGAAACAGAAGTTCAGCCCTGAGGTCATCCGTGCCATTCATTGGATCATCTTCCCCGGCAAGATCCGTGGTCTGTCACCGCTGGAAGTTCAGCGGAACACAATCGGTATGGGTATCGCGATGGATCGCTTCCTGTCGCAGTTCTACGGTGAGGGTGGAACGCCGTCGTCGGTTCTAGAGACAGATCAGAAACTCACGCCAGATCAGGCACGACTCCTCCGTGAAACGTGGTCGGATACCCACAACAAGCGTCGTAAGCCTGCCGTGCTCACGCAGGGTATGAAGTGGAGACCGATCACCACCAGCGCAGCCGATATGCAGATGATCGAGCATCGTGAGTCGGTGATCCGTGATATCGCCCGTGCTTACCGTATCCCGATCCACATGATCGGCGGTTCCGGTGGCGATAGTCAGACCTATCAGAATGTTGAGCAGGCTGGCATCAACTTCGTGCGCTACACGCTGCTGCCGTGGATGCGACGGATTGAGGACGCGATCTCCGAGATGCTTCCGCTGACTCAGTTCGTGCGCTTCAATGCTGACGAGTTCATGCGTGCTGACGTAACGACTCGCGTGAACGCGCAACGTATTCAGATCCTCAGCGGAACTCTTTCGCCAAACGAGGCACGGCAGATGGAGAACCGTGAACCGTATGAAGGCGGAGATGTGTTCTTCGCTCCCGTTACGCCGAGCGGTGGATCGACGGCTGATACAGAAATCGGAACAGATGCGGAGACACCAGAATGAAATCATCGGTCGTGAATGTCGGAACAACGCCAACAATCGTCGTGAACCCAGATGACAAGAACCGCTACATCTATGTACAGATCGTTACCAGTGCGACGATCTACATCGGTGACAGTTCCGTTACCACCGCGAATGGTCTTCCGTTGGAGAAGCACACTTCACCGCATCAAATCTTGTTGCCACTGAAGGAGACGCTGTATGCGGTCGTCACGGCGCAAGTCGGTACAGCAGATCTGCGTGTGATGACCCCGGATGTTGATTGACGATGCCGTACTTCATTAGCGACCAGAATCCCGACTGTGCAGGCTGGGCTGTTCAGAAGGACGACGGATCGGTGATTGGTTGCCATAGCACGAAAGAAGCAGCGATTGAGCAGATGGTTGCTGTGTCTATCTCGGAAGGCATCGAGCCGGGTGGAGAACGAGCATTGCCAGATAACTATCGACCAGCATTATCTTCCGATGTTCCAGAAGGTCGTGCTTGCGGTAACTGTATGTTCTACAACGAAGAAATGGTCCAAGGGGACAAGGCGTATTGCCAGAAATGGGATGCGTATGTAGACGGTGCCTATTACTGCAATGCATGGCAACCACACGGAGACCAAGAAGTTCTAGTTGTGGATATTGACGGAACGCTTCTCGCTGACGGCTCTCGCCCGATAGAAGACGTGATCACGGTGGTCAATGGTTCCGAATACCCAGTCATTCTCCTGACGGGTCGTAAGGAAACTTCACGGGAGGAGACCGTCCAACATCTGTCGGATGCTGGGGTCGGTTACGTGCGACTGATCATGAACGAAGGATCGACGGAGCCATCAGCGGTCACCGTGTTCAAGCAAGACGTTATTCGCACCTTGCTTGATGAAGGCTACGAGATTGACGCTTTCGTGGATAACTCGGAGATGAACCGTGAAGCGGTCGCGTCGCTCGGTGTCGATGTGTATTCGCCCGACGAGTTTGTAGCCGAGCAACTGTCTGAACAGTTCCAAGAACCAGAAGAGCAAGGGATGGAATACGAATCCCGTGCGATTAAGATGGTCGCCCCAGACTTCATGGCGGAATCGGCGCGTCGCGGTCTGGACTTGCACGAACAAGGCGAATCTGGCGAAGGTCTCCGACCGCAAACCGTAGAAGACGCAGCCAAGATGGCGAACGGCGAAATCCTCAGCGAAGCCAAATGGCGTAGGATTGGTCCCTGGATCGCTCGCCACATCGTCGATCTTGACGCTGTTCAGGGTGACGAGATTACGCCCGGTCTCGTCGCGATGCTGTTATGGGGTGGCGGAAGTACGAAGGAGTCGGCACGTCGCGCACAGAACTACGCAGAGGGCATCGTGCGACAGATGGATGAAGAGCGTAAACGAATCGGCTATGCTGAACGCAGCGCACCGAAGGATTACACGATGACTGATACGGCAACTATCGCGTGGGTAACCGTCCCTAAGGACGAACGACGTTCCGTTGCCTACAGCAATCTGGAAGTCCGTGCCATGGGCGATTCCACCAAACTCGTCGGTTACGCAGCCGTATTTGATTCCCCGTCCGAACCGCTTCCTTGGATTGAGTATGTTCGCCGTGGCGCGTTCACTAAGACCCTGAACGACGGTGCTGACGTGCGCCTGCTCATCGACCACGAAGGCATTCCCCTCGCCCGTTCTAAGTCGGGAACCTTGCAGATGGTTGAGGACGAGCGCGGTCTCCGCGTGGAAGCAGACCTTGATCCGATGAATCCCGACGCGCAGCGCGTTCTGTCGGCTATGCGTCGCGGTGATATGACCCAGATGAGTTTCGCGTTCCGCACAATCAAGGATTCGTGGAACCGTGATCGGTCGATGCGCGAACTGAAGGAAGTTCAGTTGTACGACGTTTCCATCGTCACGTTCCCGGCTTACGAGGAAACTGTTGCAGAGTTGCGTAAGAAGGGCGATCAGGCTATCGTGAATAGCGCGAACAGCCTGTTGCTTCGTAAGAACCAGTTGGCAATCG